TACTCCCGCCGGATGTTGTCCATGCCGCGCTCGGCCTTGAGCGCCGCTTCGGCGCTGTCCCACTCGAAATCGATACCGAAAATCTGATCGCACGAAACGGTGGTATAGTTTCGGGCGATGGGTTGAGGCGTGTAGCCGATGCCGTCGCGGATAGTGAACCGCTGCGGATTCTTGACACGCACTGTTTCACCGACCGCAAACTCACGGGTAAATTCCTTGTTGTAGGCGGTGTTAAAGAATTCTGCCACGACCAGACGGTTGAGGAGCGTCCGCAGACTCTCCATAGTGATCCAGTCCACTACTTGAAAAAGATTCGCCACTGTTAGGTCCTCTGAGCTGCCCTGCTGGCGATGTCGCGCTTATTCATGCGGTCCTGGTAAGCCGTGAAATCGCCGTTAGCGATAGCCTCTTCCGCATCGTCGGCTGCCGGGGTGTTTCTCCCGTTGAGGGCAGCAGGAGGCGGAGGAGGAGGCGCGGGGGTTTTCTTGGGTGCAGCCAGAGGGTCGGCGCCGTTCGAGCCCAAGCCGAGTTCAATCTTGGCAAGCTCGCGGATCAGCGCTATCGGGGAAAGGGAAGCGAGGGTCTGAAGCCTGGGGACGTTTTTCCCGAGGTGATACAGCAGGTCACCGGGCTTGTCGGACTCCAGCACAAACTCTTGGAGTACCGCATATGCCCGGTCCCCGAACCGCACCGACTTTCCGGCTGCTAAAACCTCATCGTAGTCGGGATGCTCGGCCGCAAAGGCATCTACCCGCTGCTCAAATACCGCAGACTTCTCGGTGGCCTTGCGTTGCTGCTCGGCGACGACCTTTTCGGACTCGTGCCGTTCTATCGCCCACTTGCTGTGCGCCCGCGCGTGCGCTTGAATCGCTTGCGCGAAAGTCTCGCCCTTTTGCTCGGCCTCGTCAAGGAACGAGTCCAGCATGGGCTCCCCATCGGTGGCCGCAGCGGCCTTCGCCGGTTCCGGCTTTGCCTGTTGCTGAGCGGCCAGCGATTCCAGTTCCTGACGCAGTTCGCGCCGCTGGCGGAGACGGCTTTGTAGCTGGTCAATCTCCGTCTGAAGCTCCGCGCTGCGGGCTTTGAGCGCTTTACCCTTTTCCTTCTCTGGCTCTTTGGGTTCCGGGTCCGACCCCGGCTCAGTTCCAGAGGCGGCCTTGGCAGGCTTCTCTGCGGGCGGCTCAGAGGGGGCCGGTTCCTCGGTTTTCGGCTCTTGCTTGGGTGGGGCGGGCGAATCCCCGGTAGTGCGCCAGGTGTCGTACTCTTGATCGGTCCACGCGCCCAGGTCGGGCGGTGGCGGTGCTTCGGTGGCGGGTGACGACCCCGCGGCTACATCGTCGCGCATGTTCAATCCTCAAAAATCGGAGGCCGGTAATGGTGCCACCGGCTCCCCGCCTCCCGATATCCTGGGAGAGAAAGCCTTTATCCGCGCCGGGCCCGCCGTAGCGGGAACGGTCACGGCAATAGTACGCCGTCTAACCTTGCCTTGTCAAGTTGCTGGCGGGGCTGGCGCTCCGTTGGCGCCCTCCGGCGGAAGCGGTTTGTCAGGGTGCAGCCCCAGGGAACCTACGGCGGGGTCCGGCGCCAGCTCGGACTCATGCAGCTTCGTAAGCCGCTGTTCGATAGCCTGCATCTCGGCCCGCAGAATCTCGGTGGTGGCTGCGAAGTTCTGTTTCATGCCCTCTACGGTGATGGCTGTCTCCTGCTGCATCTGGGCCACCTGAAGCTTGGACTGGATCTCCAACAGCTTCGCCTTGCGCTCCTGCAGCAGCGCCTCGATCATCTGCTTGAGCTGCTGGTTCTCTGTCTTCATCTGCAACATTGCAGACTGCACCTCGGGCGGAACGGCTCCCTGCTGCCGGGGGCTGATGATTTCCGCCATCTGGTCGCCCAGCGGTCCCAGATCCTTGAGCTTCACCGCCAGCGACAGCAGTTCCGCCAGCTTCTCGGGCGCCAACGGCAGCGTGGCCAGGTTCTGAACCAGCACGTCCACAAAGTTAGATGCCATCTCCCGCTGGCTCTGGTATGACGGGCCGGTCGATACCGTGACGTCGTGCTCGCCCTCCTCGACGTCAAACTGCTGTTGCTGCCCTTGCGCATCGACAAACGGCTGATTGATCTGGACCACCTGATGCGACTCATCCGCCTTGCGGATCCCTACTTCGCGCGGGCCGGCGTACCGCAAGCGGATCTGTTCATCGAGGATTCTGCCGGCGTGCGTGAGCATCCGGTCGTAGTTGTCGATGAAATGGTAGCTGCCCTGATCGGCCTGCGTATCGAGCGCCTTGATAGCCACGCCCGACTGGACGCGGGAATCATTGCGCCCCACCGATACGTTGTACTTCCCCATCGCGCTCATGATGGCGCGCTTGGCACTCTCGGCTCCCATTTCGAGCTGCTGAATCGGAGGCTCCCAGGTTGCGCGGGTCGGTAGCGGCAGTATGTTTCCCGTGGCCGCGTCCACTATCGGCTTGGCTTGCAGGAAGCCGATGGGCGTCCGGTGGGCGTTGGCCCACTCCTCCTCGTGGTTTTCAAACTGGCCCTCGTAGCCCACCCACGGAATCTTTGGCGTCATGCCCACCAGCTCCGCCTGACACGTGCGGTAGTAGCAGTAGAGCATATAGGGGTCGCGGGCGAGCCTGGTCATGGACATCAGGCGGCGTTTCGGACCGGAGCCATCGTCCACGTAGATTTCTTTGCCGGTGACATACAGCACGGGAATCCAGCTCCCGCGCCACGGCGTCTTCTCCAGCACCTCGACGGCGTTAAGCATGTACTGGCAGGCCGTACCGTCCTCTTCCATGCGCCAGTACTCGGCCACCTGGATATTGTCTTCCCTGACCCAGGCCGGGTAGCTGACCTGCATTTCGGTCGTAAAGGATTGGATCTTGGCTTTTGGCCAGCGCCGCCGAAAGCGGCTCACGCGGAACGAGTCGATGACGAAGCACGCCTGCATGTCGCTGAAATCCGCCTCTTGCGCGTCCGGGTCGGGGAGCACGCTATCGGGGTTGGGGATGCGGCCGATGAACAGCTCCTGCTCTCCGTCGCGTCCGTTGACGTACCGCGCACCGATACGGGCGGCCCCGTAGGACCGCTCCACCGCCCCCTGAAAAGCCCAGGAGTACGCCGACTGCGCGTTGGAGGCGTACTCGATTTGCCTTATCAGGTTCCCGCGAAACTCCGCCGTTCGGTCATTTGCCCCGTTCCCTACCGGGACGATCTTGATGGCGCGCTTGTTCTGGCGCACATCGTTGATCGTCTGGTTCAGGTACTGGTTCAGCTCGTCGAGCGCCAAACAAGGTCGCCCGGCCGCCATGCGCGCCTTCCGCTCCTGCGGGTCCCAGGGGTCGCCGGAGACGTACCGCATGTCGATCCGGCCTTCCTCGCGGATCTCCCGCCACTCCGACATGAAGTAGTCGTAGTTCTCCAGCGATTCCTTGAGAACCTCTTCGTCGGTCATGTGATCTTGGCTTGCCCGTGCCGATTGCGGAAATTGTACTGGTGCGACTCCACATCATGCTTTTTCTGCATGGCTTTTCCCTTGGGCGTCTCCTTCGAGCCTTTCATTGCCCCGATCTTGTTCATGATCTTGTAGGGCGCGGCGCTCTTGGGGCCGTACTTGCGCTTCAGCTTTTTTTCGAGAAATTCGGGCATGGGCTTCTCCTTCTACGACCACGGGCTGGCCGCAACGGTGGGCCAGCGTGACCTTTGCAGCTTCGGAATAGCGACGGGGCGGGCGAACGTCAGCGCCAAGGCATCGGCATCGTCGGGACTTCGCTCTCCGCGTTTTTGCATATCCTGCTTGGATTCTAACACCAGTTTGTTGCTCCGGTTGAGTCCAAAGCCCGGAAGAATCACCTGGGCGCATAGGCGGTCGCGCTCGGCCATCTCGGAATCGGCCGGTATCGCGCCCTTGAGGAACCAGTCCTTCATGGCGTTCCACATGTAGGCCCGCATATTGGCCTGGTGCTGATTCGGAGATTCTCCGCCGAAGTTCACTTCGTGCACGCGGTCGCGGTAGCCCAGGGCGCTCAGGCGCTCCACGATGGGCGAGCCAAACGCGCTGTCGATGAACATCGCCGCCACTTTGCGCTCGGGCCGGTCGTCGGCCAGGATCTCCGCCAGCTTGCCCACGAGCAGCCCCCGGTCGTGGCGGATGGCCTCTCCCGGCAGCCGGTACCGGGGGATCGAGCGAGCATCGAATCCGCGCCGGAAGGCGCATACATTCCACGCGCTGCCCCCGCCCGAAACGTCCACCCCGCAGATGAGGGGTTCGTTAGGCAGGTTGCCAGGGACGGCGCGCGTCTTCGCCGCATCCACGCGCCCCGTGTCGATAAACTGAAACTCAGAAGCCCGCGGCGGGAGCCCGAAGACGCGCACCCGCACAATGTCGGAGTCTTCGCCGTACTCGCGGATCTGCCGTTCGATCAACTCTTTGTTGGTGAACCGCGCCGTGCGGCTGTCTACCGTGCGGTGATTCCAGTACTGCGCCTGGTTCCCGAAGCATACCTCGTAGAACCAGCCCGCGTTGCGCTCCATCTGCCCCCACGCAAACATCATTGGCTCGCCGTCCGTCAGGCCCCCCTCGTAGGCGACTTGGAAGATTTTCCCTGGCACCGCTGACGCCTCATCGAACAGATACCACGAGGTAGACGTGCGCGCATGCTGGCCGGCGAAGGACTGCGCGTTCTCCTCCTTGCAGGTTTGGGTTACGACTTTCCAGGTCTCCGGCGCTGTCTTGCTGTAAATGCCCTTCGCCATGATGTCGAACCATGGCGCTGTGATGCAGAGCCGCGTCCAGTGCTCGATGGCCGCCCACGTCCGCTCATCGAGCTGCGTGGCCGTGCCGGCAGTCACGGTGCCGATGCTGTGTGGCCGCGTGCTCAGGATCCAGTCCACGAGCCAGGCCCCCATGGCCGACTTCCCCGTACCGTGGCCGCTCGACTCCGACATCAAGATCGGCATGACCGGCTTGTAGCCGTTCGAGGCCGTGAACTTGCGCCGGCGCACCTCTTCCCCAAGGGACACGAGGAACTCCTTCTGGTTTTCGTCCGGGCCGGGCTCGGCTTCGAGCGGCCTCCCCTTCTCCCCCCAGGGGTAGGCGAAGCGCACAAAGCCGTAGGGGTCGGCGTAGAACTTGGCCACCTCGTCGGCAAGCTCAAGGTGGATGCGGTGGGCTGAGGCTATGGCGGCGGGCATGGCGTTTGCAATATCGCACGCTGCCGGATGGCGTACCCGAGGCTCAGCCGAAAGCCACGCGCCGCCACCTCGGTCTGGAATGGCGCTTCCATGTTGATTCCGTCCTCGGTCTGCCAGCGGAGCAGCCAAGTTCCTGGATTCCAGATCATTTCGGCCGATCCAGCATCTTGACGATTTGGCCCACCGTCCGGGCGCTGGGCGGCTTGAAGGCCATGCGCTCAGCCTGCTCCAATGTCAGTTCACCAGAATTGACCATGCTGTTCCGGAGTTCCTCCGCCGCCGTTTTCCAGAAAGGGCTGTTCGCTGGGAGTTTGGCGGCCTGCACGGCAGAAATACCGCGCCCTTTCAGAAGGTTACTGTAGTCTTCGGCTTTGAGTATCCGCGCTCCGCTCTCCATGCTTGCGGAGATGGCCTTGGTCTTCACGGCATTCGCGGCCATGTCCGCCTGCATGGCGGCCTGGTCGAACGCTGCATCCAGGGCTGCTGGGCGAGTTCGGGCAGGGGGAGCGGCACGTACTTCCGGGGGCGCGATTGCCGCTGGAGTCATCTCTGGTGACTGCTTAAGATAGGCTTCAAGTTCTTCTGGCGACATCGCCGCATATTCGTTGTAAGAGGTTGGCCCTTTGATTCTCTCCGTTACTACCGGAGGAGGCGCTTTCGGTGGCGGCTCGGCCACAGGCGGGGCAGGGGCTGGCTGTACCGCTACTGGGGTGGCCTGCCCTGTGCCAGGCGGCGGTTTCTTGGCCACGCGGGCTATCGACTCGCGTAGTTGGGCCTCTAAGTCCGGTGGCGGAGCCTCTACTGGCGGTTTGGCTTCTGGTAGGGCAGGCTGAGGCTCTGGCTGGCGTGGCGCTGCTTTCCGTGTCAAGTCCGGGTATTGCGCCAGCACTTCCACCGGAACGGGTTTCCCGGCGCTAACGGCCTCTTCTACCGCCTTCCGGTTCGCATCGCGGATATGCTTGTCCAGCGTATCGCCTGAGCGTTGGGCCGATTGCTCGGCCGTTATCGCCCACTCTGGACGATTCTTGAGCGGGACAGGTTTTCCTTCGGAGTAAGCCTGATCTACAGCGTCGTACCACTCCTTTTCTAGCCGTCCCGTCTGTCCCGCCTCATAGTCGCGCAGCTTGCCCAACCCGGAGTAGTTCTTGGCCGCCTGCGTATCTCGCAGGTCGTTTAGGGACTCCTCTAGGAACGTATCAAGATCCTGCTGCCAAGGTTCCGCAGGCCGCGCTACTGGCTGCCGTGGCGCTGCAGCTGGCGGCTCGGCCACAGGTGAGGGTGGGGGCGCAACCGGACGCGCTGGCGGGGCTGCGGCTGGCGCTGGGGTGGATTCTGGTGGAATCGCCGGGGATGGCGTCGATGTGCCACGTGGAACTGCAGGCGTAGGCTCTGCCGGGTTGCCGGAGAAAGGCGGCGGAGGTGGCTCTGTTCCCATGGTGAAGACCCGCTTGGCCTCCGGGACTCCGGCGGGGGCACCCATCTCATAGACCGTCGTCCTGGCACCAGCCCGGTACGGCGGCTCTCGCAGCATCTCGAAGCCCGCCGCACGCGGTCCGGTCAACTGGCGCGGTCCAATGATCTCGACCGGTGGCGGCGGTGGTGGCAAGGAACCCCTGCTTCCGGTCAGTTGGGGCGGGCCTTCCATGTCAATTATCACATCGCGTTCCGGGTGAAGGGGCGGGATCCGCTGCCAACCAGTGCTCCTGTTTACGTCAGGGACGCCCGAGAAGGGTGGCGGGGGCGGAGCGGCCGGAGCGGATACCGGAGCACCGGCCGGTGGTTTCGGGGGCCCCGCAACTGACGGCCGAGGAGTTTCGGCGGTCGCAACGCCTTGAATCTTTTTGGCGAGGTCCCGAACTGTGGCCTGCTGGGCAGGGTCCAAGGTAGCGAACTTTTTGCCGGCCTGTGATTGCGCGAGGTCTTCAAGCAGGGAGGCTTCAGCGGCCTCAACCCCCGTGACAGCGGCTTGGCGCTTGAAGGCTTCGGCAATCTGGCGGAAGCCTCCCCTCACGATGTCCTTACCGAGCAAATAGCCCAGGAACGGATGCCCCAGCGCTTGGCCGGCGCTCACGGTGGCCACGCCTCCGGCAACTTTACCGGCCCCCTTCAGAACCGCCGCGCCTCTGGGCGATACAACGGCGCGGCCCATCGCGGCCGTTCCACGGGCTATCTTGGGGGAGAAGGGAATGGCCAGCCCAGTCGCCGCACCAGCCGCGCCGGCCACATTGCCCTCCGCCAGCGGGACCCCCACTGTGGAGAGCGTTTCGGCCACCTGACCGACTACCGGGATCGCTTCCAGACCACTCGCTAAGGCTTCGGCGGGCTTGCCCTCCTGGCCAGCCTTGATCGCATCCCGCGCCTTGTCGAACATGTGCGTGAGCAGCCGGCCGCCAGGCCCCAGGGCATTCTCGACAAAGCCGCGCGCGCCGCCGGCCTCTGATGGTGCGAACATGGCCATCAGGGGGTCTACGGTGGTAGATTTCAGGCCGGAGACGTACCGCGCTCCGGCGCCGGGCGGTGGTTCCTCGACAGGCGTCCAGCCTGCGGTTGATTCTTCTACCGGCGTCCAGCCGTTTTGAGGCATCTACTTTTCCAGCGTCCAGCCTGACGGTAAGGGCGTACCGGCCTCAGCCTCATGTAGCTTTCCCTTGGAGTTACGAGCACGGATCGTCATGCGGACCTTGGGTGGCTCGACCGCTGGGGGCGCGACTCCCGGCGGGTTGGCACCAGGCGCCCGCGGCTCGCCGTAAAACTCCTCGTACGCCTTGCCGGCTTGGTAGGCTAGGCCGTCCAGTACGGCTTGCCTGGATCGGCGCTTCTGGTCAATCGTGGCCTTGGAATCTCCCGGCTGTGCGAAGTAGGTCTTACGGTCGTTCTCGTATTCTCGCGGCGGGACGGCAGCACCTGACTCTTTCCGCAACCTGGCTTCTGTAAAGGCCCGTTGCGCTTGGTTATACGCCTGCTGGTCATCGGACTGCGTGATGTTCGGCATCTTCAGCCGGGCCTGCGATATCAGACTGCTGCCCACACGATCTTCGAGGGATGGGCCGCCGGCTACCGGGATGGTGAGCGTTTCAACCGCCTCTTTCGCGCGGTTGTAGAATCCCAGGGCCGTCTTCTCGGCCCCGGTCGGGGGCTTGGGCGTGGCGACCTTTGGTTCCCTCGGGGGCATCGGCTTGCCTATCGCTCCCAGGTTCCGCCGCGAGATTTCCGCCCCGGTTGCTGCATCTGTCAGGATCTCAGTCACCTCGCCCCTCGCGTTGGTGTGGCGCGAAACAAGCGGGGCCTTCGCGGCGGGCTGCGCTTGCAGCGCCTTCTTCTGCTCCATGACGGGGGCCGGAAACGGCCTATCCACGCCTGGAGTCCCGGCCTCGGTCCTCACGCGCTGTGCCTTTGCGGCTTCCTCCTGCGCCTTCAGGGTGGCGGTCCGCTGGGTCGTCAGTCCCTCGGCGGCCACCCAATCCCCCACCTTGAGGCCGTTGATGGTGTTGGGCAGAGCCTCGGGGGTTAGATCCTCGGGCTTGAACAGCTCTGTCGCCAGGGCCTGCTCGAGCAACCGCTGCCGCGACGGCACGTCTGTAGCCTGCGATATTGCAGACAGCAGCCCCCGCGCCTGCTCGTGCTGGGCCTTGATGGTTTCCTGCTCAGTCTTGCTGGCGGCCGCCCAATCGCGCTTGAGATTCGCCATGGACTCGGCTTGCTTGGTCGCCAGGCCTGGCGACCCGCCGAGCTGCACCACCCGCGACACCAGCGCCATACCGCCCTGCTTGGGGTCCCAGGACTCGAGCGCCTTGCCGAGCGCCTGCTGATCCCGCTCGAGTTGCTCCGCCTTCCGGCGCTCGACCTCCGCCTTGGCGGTGGCTTGGACGGCCTGCCGCTGCTGTTCGCGGGCCTGCGCCAGCCCGATGCGCTCGGCTTCCTGCTCGTTGGCGCTTTTGATGGCCGGGATTGGCTGAATGCCCCGCGCGATGATGTTGGCGATGCTGCCCATTTCAGTTGGGGTCCGAGGCAGTGGCCCCGCTGCGGCGCCGGCGCCGCCGGATCGCCTCCAGAAGCGCCGGCAGGTTGTTGACGGTGTTGTTAACCATGCCCACGTTGGCTCCGCCGGTCGCCATGGTGCCAGCCGCCCGAATGTCACCACCGCCTACGTTGAGTAGGTTGGCCTGTTCGCCGGCCTGGGTTCCGAGGTTGCCCAGGTACTGGGCTGTATTGGTGGTGATTCCTGCCTGGGCGTATCCGGCGCCCAGCGTGTTGGCCGCTTGCTGCTCTCCGATGCCCAAGGCCGCGCCGGTGCTCATCTGCGTGCCTCGGAGCCCGACGTCAGAGAGGGTTCGGCCGATATCGAGCTGGTTTCGCACGCCCGTGTTGTAGCGGTCGAAGGCATCCTGGTAGTGGGTGGCGGCCAAGTTCTGGCCGAATTGCGTCAGGTCCTTCAACGTGTTGCCGCTCTGGGCGATGCCGCGCGCGCTGGCGCTGTTCTCGATGGCTCGCCCGCCCTCCCGCAGCAGGAAGTCGAAGGCCGGCCCGCTGGCGTAGTCCTCATACCGAAACTCTGGGCGCCTGCTCAGATCGGTCAACGTCCCGACCCCGGTACCGCCGGCGGCCATGTAGGGTTCGAGGTTGCCCTGGATACCAGCGTTCACATCGCCCAGCGTGCGGTTGGCCTCAGCCGTGCCCGCACCGATCTGCCCTTGCGCCGTGCCCGAGGCCGCCCCCACGTCGCGGGCCACAGTGCCGTAGTTGGTGACGATGTTCTCGGCAGCGGCCGCTCTGGCGCGTGCTGCCTCCTCGGCTGCTCGTTTTGCCGCGCGCCGCTCGAAGATGCCGGAGACGATATTACCCACTGCTGGGATGGCGGCTGCGACTACGGCTGGGATGGGCATTTACTGATCCTCCCCCGCCGCCGACAGACGGCGATACTCGGCATCCACTGCCTCTTGAAAGTCTTTGTAGTAAGACCGAATGACCAAATGCTGCCTCCACGTTTCGTCGCGCCCGTCTAGTGCTGCCTCTGGCCCTTCATAGAACTGCATGCCAACTCCAGCATTCCTGTAGAGGATGGCGTAAATTCTGGAGTTTTGCTCGATCCAGGCTAGCTTCTCAAGCGCGTCCGCCTTATCCGTTGAGGGGCCGGGAACGTTTTCATTCACGTCGGCGCCCAGCATCTACTGATCCTCCGCCGCCACAACGTCAATCGCTGGCGACTCCGACGCTTGCAGCCGTTCGCGGCCGGCGGCCAGGCGAGCCGCGATATCGTGCTCGACCGTAATGGCGCCGCTGATGTGAGAGTACGACGTGTCGATCTGCCCCAAGCCACAGGGGCCAGGTTGCTTGCCAAGCCAAATCTGCATCGTCGCGTTGCCGTTGATGGCAGTCTCGTATTGCGCTGACCGGAGCCGAACACGGCCCTTGGCTCTCCCGTGCGCCATGGCCCTGGCAAACTTGGTTTTATGTTTACGCCTCTGAATCGTGTCTTCCGAGACGCCGAGCTCCGCGGCGATTTCAGCTTCAGAGCAGCCGCGGGCCGCTAAGGCTTCGACCTTGGCGAGGTCCAGCGGAATCAGCGGGGGGCCGCTCTTTCTTTGTGCTACCGCAGGTTCTGCCGTCATTGGCATTCAAGGCAACCGTATCACCGGATGCGTTGCCGTGTCAACAACCGGTCATCTCGTAGCCCGCCGGCGGTATTCCTGACTGAAGTCTTCATCAGGATCGGCCTGGGCGTATTCGTTATGGACGGGCACCTGGACTTCGCGTTGCTTCGCTTCGAGTCGCGTTGGTTCATATCCGGCGCTATTGTCCAGGGCCATAATGCCACGCCTGCAGACCTCTGCCTCGGATAGACCCATGCTCGCCTTCAGGCTGCGGAGCGTTCTGTCCGTCTCCTGGTCAAGTGATATCACCAAACGGCGTACGCTCATAGACGGATGATATCACATCCGGGAAGCCAAGGTGATATCATGTCCAGAATTGCCGGGCTGGTCCCGGTCCGAGGTCATGACCGGAGTCCGCCGCCCACCAGGTCAATGAACTATTTGGCCTTGCGCTTCTTCGGCTCCGCGCCGGCCACGGGCCCACCAAAGTCCAGCGGTAACTCTTCCTGGACTTCCGCGCCGCGGAGCTCGCCTTCCACGCGGAAGCCTGGCATGGGGTCCTGCTTTTGCGCCAGGAGCATCTGAAACACGTTCTGGTCGGCCACGAACCGCGCCCGGATGTCGACGATCGCGTGACCGTCGGCGTCCCGGAACCTGATCGACCGGATACTACCCTCGAAGGCTTCCGGGTTGGCGCCGGGGTAGCGGTCCAGGGTGATCACCGCCCCCTTCACGGTCAGGCCGGGATCGTGGGACTTGAACTCGTTGAGGCGCGGGATACCGCCGGCGCCGTTGCGGTAGAGGGCTTTGTAGACGCCTTCGCCCAGCGCCCGAACACCTTCTACCCCGATGGGTGCGACGAAATGGACTAGGAGCGTCACATCGTCCCCCTTGAACTTGATCGAGGCACCCTCGATCTTCGCATCTGATAGATTCAATTGGACTTTCATGGATTCACCTCGCCTGCAATCTTGCACAGCCCTTTGCGCCGGGCTCGATTGATGCACCGCTTTCCCGTACGGTGCTCAGCCAACCCGGCGCGCCGGGCCGCCGGCTAGTGTTCCGCTGGCCGAATGCGCCCAGCCGGGTTGGCGAACCCCACCAGTTGCTCGGTCGGGATAACGTTCCCCTCCTGGGCTGCCATCGTCTGGTACATGGCAATCCCATGCTGGGTATACTCGTACACGAGAAGCGCCGGCAACTCGAAATGCAGCGGCAACTCCGCCTGGCGGCCGGCCAGTTTCGCGCCGGGGAAGCAAACGAACTCCGCCCCGTTCGTGAGCCGGTACGGCAGCAAGTCTCCGCCCATGCCGTGCGTCTGACACAGGAGTGAGACTACAGCCTCCCGTTCCGGCGTCACCCCGTCCGGTGCCTTGTTGTCGCGCCACAAGCCAAGCTGTTGCTCCCAGAACTGGATCAGGCCGCGCAGCGCATTGTCGCCCGTCGGCCCCTCTGGACGTTTGCCGTAGATCGCTTCAAAGCCCTCCGGCAGGACCACGGGCGGCTTGACGAACGGGCCACCAACGAACGTGAGCCACGGCTTCAGGTCAAACGGCGTGAGTAGATACAGGAATCCATCGGGCGGCGTCGGCTGCCCGAACCTGAAAGCCCCGAGCATCACCAACCGGGGGTCCGTCGCTGCCTCCTCCGGTGTGACCCGGAGCCTGCCATTCTTGCTTTCCAAGGTGCTACCTCCTCCAGCATCGCTGGTCCTTCTTGTAAGCCTTCAAAATATTGGCTCTAGGAGCACGGCGCCTGGCGTCATAATCCCAGCGCCCCCTGCTCCTGCAATATCGCAGACCGCTGCTCCACCAGGAGCCGCACCATGCGCGCGCGGTGTGCCCAGCCCGAGTTCCACATGAACCGCTCCCGCCAATTTTCTCCGCCAAACTGGTAGGGGTTCTCGGTGGCAGGCTGCCCCTCATCGTGTGCGCGCTCGCCGGCCCGGTAGGCGTCGATCAATTTGCGGTCGTAGGTCATGGAATCTTCCGTCGGGCCATCCGCCGCGTAATCCGCCAGCGCTCAGCTGGCGTCATCACGGCCCAGGCTTCCACGGCCCAGATCACCAGCCAGAGGTTACTCCAGTCGCGGCTGATGGCTTTGAGCGTCTTCATACTCGGACTCGCCCCGCCCACACGTCCTGGAGCTCGAGCTTTATCTCGCCGGCCCAGGGGCGCGGCCGCACATTGCGCCGCCGCGGCGCCCTCTCCCGGCGCGCGCGCTCCCGTGCAGCTTGGCGGTCCGGATACAGCGTCTCCAGGTGGACGCGGAGCCACTCCTGGTTACGGGCGCGGGACATCGGCCGCCCTCCCGTTTCTTTGGCCCACCGCAGAATTGCTCGGCCCCGTCGACTCCCGATGCTCGATGATGGCCCGCTCCACCACTATCCCGATGGCCACATCCGTCTCCGCCGCCCGCATCCTCACCCAGCGCCAGAGGTCCTCCGGGATGTAGATGTTCACCCGCTTCATAGTTTCGGCCACGGAGCGTAGTATGCGCCGCGTGCGTTGTGTTTGTCAATAGCTATTTTATTCCATTTGTGGTAGGCTATTCCCATGGAACCACAGAGCCTCACCGCCAAGGAGGCCGCCAGGCTTCTGAAGGTCAGCCGGGAGCGCATCTTTCAACTCCTCAAGCAAGGTCGTATCGCAGGACGCAAGACCGCCGGCGGCCCCCTGGCTCCCTGGATAGTCGACCGGGACAGCGTTCTGGCCTTCGAGCCTCGCGGATCTGGCAAACGCGGCCCTGGCAAAAAATCTAAGTCTTTGCAAACACAAGACTTGCGCGAATTCCCTGAAACAGAAGAAGTGCGTCAATAGATTAGAACACTTTATTTTCTTGCCTATCTGGCGTGTTTCCATGGACTTGCAAGATTGCAGGGGGCAGCCTGGCTGTTTGCTATTGGATTCGTGTTATAGTTTTCTCATGACAAACACACAGCAATCGTTCGAGCTGAGCGCGCCGGCCCAGTCCGGCTTTCGCATGCGATTTGACAATCTTGACGCGCTGAGAGCAAAGGCGGCAGAACTCCTGGAAATCCCGCTCGACGAGATGTACGAGCAGGAGTCTTGCGATGGCGCGACGACCTATTGCTACACCAGCGAGACCGACGCCGCTCGGGATTCCGACGGCGCCTACAGCGTCCAGTACTACGCATTGCGCGAGGAGGATGACACGGATATCGAGGTGGCGTCGTGACCGCTACGCTTGAGGTTCTGGCGACAGAGATGGTGCAGCGACACCTCGACCGCAACCCTCGTGTGGTTTCCTATTGCGACGAGCCCTACCACGGCGAGTCGGTCTATGTCGTGACGTATGATCCCACCGTCTGCGTACCAGGGATCATCGCTGCTGAGAGTTACGATCTGAGCCTGCCGGAGTTGGGTCGGCGGGTTAGAAATCTACGAGAGGTGGCGTCATGACCGCCACCCTCAACCCCTACGAGCGCGCCGCCCGGCTGGAGAAGGCAACGAAGCTGGCCGACGTCCTGGCCGCCTCGGGCGTAACGGCAGATATCCTGGAGCAGTGCCACCAGCCCGATTCTTTGGTGTGGGAGCAAGCAGCTCGGCACGCGGATGTGAAGGCGCCCAGCGAGGCAACCTGCAAGCTGGTCTGCCACATGCTCCGCAACCGGGCGCGGGTGGCTGAGACGGACCTGTTCGAGCGGTTCCAGGAGGCGTCATGATGTACAGCGGCGACGAAGACTACGGCGACGACATCACCAGCGGGCCGATTCACCTGGACCTGGCCCCCGACGTACAGATCGAGTTCGGCGTCTGCCCTGAAACGGAATGGCGCAACGCTACCGAGACCCAGGCCGAATGGGAAGCTCGCATCCTCGACCAGCGGCGCCGGCCGTTCCTGGTCACCGTCCGGGGCGCGGATGGGCTGATCCGGGCGGAGTGGACCAGGTACGCCGTGGATCTGGAGCAGGCGCGAGAGGAGGTCCTGGCGGCGGCGTGTCGAGAGTACGGCGACGGCGCCACGGTCACGGCGCGGTCGCAGACCAGAGAGGAAGGAATCGTATGATCCGCTACCAGACCCTCTTCGCCCTGGTCGTGGTTGCGACCATCGCCGGGGTGGTTTCGATGCTTCTGCAATTCCTGGCCGTGGGGCTGGGGGAACTGCTGGGGAAGCCGTGAGAACTCGGACCAGTCCCCGCAATCAGGAGCGGCTCTGGCAAGCCTTGGGCGGCCCCAAACTCCCGCAGGCGAAGAGGGGCGGCCCACTCCCGAGTAAAGCGGAAGTACTAGCGGCGCGGCAGGGGGAATACGCCGTCTACTTGGCAGAGCGCCGCAAGGATCCCCAGTGAAGCTCTGTTCCCTGGGCTCCGGCTCACGCGGCAACGCCCTCGTGGTCGAGGCCGGCGACCGGCGCATCCTGATCGACGCTGGCCTGAGTCACAAGCAACTGGTAATGCGCGGGCTGCGCCGGGACATGTACCCCTCGGGCTTCCACGCGACATTCCTCTCTCACCAGCACGGCGACCACATCCGCGGCGCACGCCTCTGGCTCGGCAACACGGGCGGGCCGGTCTACGGGACGGCGCCCACCCTGGCATCGGCGGAGATTGCGGGCCACATGGGCGCGGAGCGGATCACCACCCGGCAGTGCATCCCGCTGAGCGAGACGGTGGAAGTCCAGGCGATTCCTTGCGTCCACAATGCCGTGGAGCCGGTGACCTTCGCTGTGACCGACCACGACAGCGGCGACAAACTGGTGATGATCTTTGAAACCGGGGTGGTCACCAGAGCGATGCTGGCGGAGCTCGCGGACGCGACGGTCCTAGCCATCGAGTCGAACCACGACCCGGAGATGCTGGCGGATAACGAAAATCTGCCGGAGTTAATCATGCAGCGGATCCGCGCCACGCATCTCTCGAATGGCGCGGCGGCTGAAGTGATCCGGCAGATACCGGCGTGCTGCAAGATGGTCTTGCTTCTGCACCTCTCCCAGGAAAACAATGCCCCTGGCCTGGCGTGCAAGATTGCAGCCCGGGCGCTGGCGGAGATTGGCCGGCAGGATGTGCGGCTGGTAGTCACCAGCCAGAATGAACCCACGGAGGTACTGGGAGTATGATCGACATTCTAAATCGTTGGACACGGGCCGTCGCCTTTCATTCCGAGACGGCGGATACGATTGCGGCTGCCGCGCTGGAAGCTCATAAGCAGGACGCGGACCTCAGGGGCGCGGACCTCACGGACGCGGTCCTCACGGGCGCGGACCTCAGGGGCGCGGACCTCACGGACGCGGTCCTCACGGGCGCG